ACAAGTGATGCATCAGCGTCAGTAACTTCAGCAGCAGGTTGTACGCGGCAGCTACCCACAGGGTAGGTTTCGCCGGAGTACACAACGCTGAAATCTTCAGTTTTAACAGAATTTCCGTATGCCATGTGAGACCTCCTTACGAGTTACCGCCGGAAACAACACCCTGAGCTGGAAGCTTAGTTGAGATCATGTTTCCTTGCATTGAGAAGATAGCTGTCACGACATCCTGGTCACCCACGCGCTCTTTGAACTCGCTGATTGTTGGGGCTTCCAAAGTTGGGAACTCCAAGTAATCAGTGTTGAGCATGTAAGTAATACCCTTAGACGCGACACCCGTGAAAGCGCTGCTTGTGCGATCAAGGTCGATAGACGAGAAAGTCTTAGCAACACCCAGAGAAAGCTCCAGAGTGTTACTCTTTTCAGTCTTGTCTTCAACGATGCTCACACGAACTCGGCTCAACTTGGCGTTTTCGAATGACGTATAAGTATCATCATCCATGATTACCAGGTCGGGACCCTTTCCGATTCCACCAGCGTAGTGTGAACACTGACGGTACACCTTACGAAGGGTAGCATCAATAAAAGACGTACCCATATCGGCAAACTGGTTGAAGTGCGAGATAGACGAAGACTTCGCTACGTTTTGCACTGTGTCAGTTTGAGCAGAAGGTGCAAGAAAGTCAAGAAGACCGTTAGTGACACCAGTTCCGATACCGTCAGACACTTGACCGTTAAGAGTCAAGAAACCCTTGAGTTCCGAGGTGTTGAAAACCAAACCACGGCTCGCACCAGTCAGGAAGTAGGCGTTCAAGTCAGCCTTGGCTGCTTCCATAACGGTTTGAGGATACTCTTCGATGAGTCGGATGATCGCAAGCTTACCAGAGTTCTGGTTCAGTTCGCGCTTAGGAATGTTGATAGCAGCAACAATACGATGCGGTTCAACTTGGAAACGCTTGATTTGTTGACGCCGGGTCATGTTCAGCAGCTCGTCACCGACATAAACGCCGACACCCCGTGCAGGAGCACCACCGGAGAAAGAACGCTCGATTTGCGTTCCACCTTCCATGGGCATCCGTGCTTTGGACTGAAGGGCGTCAAACAGTTCATTGCTGCGAACAAATGCATTCACCAGTGGTCCACGGAGATCCGCGAACGTAGTGTTCAAAAGTTCGGTAGAAATAGACATTTTTGCCTCTCGGTTGTTGGGTGGACATCTTTGTCACCCCCCAACCGTTAAGTTGAGTTGAAGGATTCACAATTTTGATGCTTGTCCACTGATGCTTGATACTGGACCTTTCGGCTACCCAGCACACCGAGAGGGTGCGTATCAAAGAGTATACGTCTTAAGACCTTTTGGCAAGATGCTGCCATAACTTTTATCGCTGTGCACCAAAACTTTGCCGTGCACGGTGCACGTGATACCATAGCAGCATGAGTAGTAAGAAAGGTGGCGCCAAGTTCGCTAAGGCTAAAGGCTTGCATGAGGGCAAGATTAAGGCGTTGTTTTCTACGCCAGACGCTTTCGTGTCGATGTGCCAGATTGTCAGAGAAGACGAATCTATCGGGTTCATGACACCAACCTATACACAGCGTAAACTCTTAGAGGCTTACCACGAGAACAACTGGGTCATCGTTAATAAGTTTCGACAAGCCAAGATCACCACTATTTCTGTTATGCTGTTGTTACGCGATTGCATGTACCTTGAAGGTGTGAAGGGGTTGCTCATTGCGGAAAGGCAAGACACGGCAGAAGACATCTTCGAAAGGATTCTCTTTGCCTACCAGCGTCTACCTGACGACGTGCGGATGCCTTTGGCTCCTGGCAAAAAAGCTGGAGCAACGCAAATGCAATTCATACACGGTGGAGGGATTAAGGTTCTTACTGCCGGTGGCCGTAGCCCTGCCATTGGTCGCTCAATTGACCGTCTGGTCATTACGGAATTCGGTGAAGCCCAGTGGCAAAAGAAAGCGGCGATCAACATCTTCCCCACGGTCAACAAGCGGGTAAACGCTAAGGTTATTCTGGAGTCCACGCCAGGACGCGCAGGCTCACATCACGAACAGATGTGGCGCTCTGCTATGGAAGGTACCAGTCGTTTCCATCCACTGTTTCTGGAGTGGTGGGAGGATGACAGTTGCATTGCGCTGGAGAAGGGATTTACCCCCACGACCATGGAGCGTGAGTACCAAGCCAAGCATCCAGGTATGTCCTTACGAAACCTGGCGTTTCGTCGTCGCGCACTGGGTACAGAGTTTGTTGGTGATACCCGCCTGTTCTCCTGTAAGTACCCCTCTGATCCCTATGATGGATGGTTGGGTGCAACAGACCCCGTCATCCCTGCAGACGTGCTCAAGGCATACTTGGCAGAGAGCGAGCCCGACCCGCCGATGGGCAAGCACAAGTGTCATGAGATCGAACCGCCCAAGCCAGGGCACCAATACATTATCACCGCTGACCCTGCAGGCTTTGGTGCCAAGGGTGACCAGTCGGCGCTAACGGTCTTTGATGCGTTAGAGCAACGTGAGGTGGCGTTCTGGGAAGGGCGCGAGTCACCTGACCGATTCTACCAACGACTGCTTACCGTACAGCGGCGCTACTCCATGGCACTGCTTGCCGTCGAGTCCAACGCGGCTGCGTGTATCGCGCTATTGAAAGACAACGGTGCAAAGAACCTACTGTGGACCGACCGAAACCATCCAGGTTGGTATGCTACGCAAAAGCGTTTGCGCGAAGCCGAAGCGCGATTAGTTAAAATGCTTGCAGATAGAGACCTTAAGCTCAAGAGTCGCGGCATGTTACACCAACTTCTTAACTATGACGGATCGCGCAAGAAGCGGGTAAAAGGTCTTGATGGGGTGACGCACCACTTCGACCGTGCACGAACAGCGGTTATGGCTGCAGATGTTTTATCGCGAAGACGTTTCACTATGAGTGAAAGTGAAGTACACTCGGATTATGTTCCTGGACAGGTTACAATAGGTGACCTTGATAAGTTCAAAGACCGGCAACGCCGGGAAGCCAAAACACCTTTCCGGCCTGTGTCGAGATGGAGTTAATCATGCCCGATTATGGATTCAAAAAGTTGATGGATGCTGCAAAGCAAAAAGCCTCAAAAGCTGACTCAGAAGCCAAGATGAGTGTTCGGAATAAGAAAAAGAAGAACAACCCTCATGGCGGCAAGAAAGACAAGAAGGGTGGCTACGGTGGTTAGTCTCGATAAACTCATCGACCGCCACTTGCAGCACTACAATCGCAACGAGAAAAAGGCGTTTGACAAAGCTCGCAAGTTCTACCGTGGCGAGTTCTACAACTTTGAGAGTACCGACCTGAATCGTACAACTCAAAGTTACCTGTGTAGTAAGAACTTGATCTACGCAATCGCAGATACGGCTGTTAGTGCGCTACTTGGTCCCAATCCACAAGTGGCAGCTATGGCCCGTACTCCAACAAGCGAAGAGGCAGCACCTGCTGTTTCTGGTTTGATGGAGTACATTTTTCAAACAAACCGGATGCGCCGACGCGCTGCAACAGCTTTGATTGACGCGGTTCTTTGCAAGCGGGGAATCTTTAAGACCAGTTGGAACGTCAAAGAAGATCGCCCGGTTGTACGTATTGTCGACCCCAGTGCTTTGTTCTTTGACCTCACGGTACGTGACCCAGACGACATCAAATACTGGTTGGAAGCTACGGTCATCCCGTATAGCGAGTTCAAGGCTCGTGTGGAACAGGGGCGGTACAAGAGTGCCAACATTGAAGATGTACAACCTGATCGCTATCCCAAGTGGCTTACGTCAAGCAGCCCAGGCAACGGGTCTGACACCCGCGATGCTTTCCGATGGGTAACCATTTGGGAATACTACGATCGCGAACGTGGCATTGTGCAACACTACAGCAAGCAAGCCAACGCTGTACTGTTCGAAGACAAGATCGACTACACACCGTACTCGATGTTCAGTCTGAACCACTCTGCGGTAGACTGCTCTGGTCTTAGTGAAGTCCAGTTGGTTTTGAATCAACAGCAAACAGTCAACGACTTGCTGACTCATATGAAGCAAATCGTATACCTGCAGGTTCCTCGCATTCTGTACGATGCAGGCATGCTCACCGAAGAGGACTTGAACAAAGCTGTTGAAGCCTCTGCTGGCTCTTTCGTAGGTGTAACCCCTCAGAACAGTGAAACCATCCGCAACCTGGGCGCTTTGTTCTACCAGTTGCCGATGCCTGAAACACCTGCGGGTGTGGTCGAGTTCGTTAACCGTCAAGAATCTGATGCAGCATTCATCTCTGCACTGGCTGAAGCAGCACGGGGTCAGGTAACTGGTGCACGGACTGCTACCGAAATGGCGATCATCGATGCTCAGATGCGCACACGCTTGGCGACTCGCGAGGGTCACGTCAACGATGCGCTCGAAGACG